GCGAAAATGGTTCCGAAAATCCAGCACGCTCTTATTAGTTCTTCATGGCTCATGCGTCGATTTAGCACGAACGGTAACATAAAACAATGCTTGGCTTCGACGCGTTAGGACGGCTAGCCCTTGGCCAGCTACCTGTTGCAACCTCAACACCTGCCAATGAGGATAGTTGGCATCAACCGTTTAGCACGGACATCGTTCGCAGGCGTTCTCCTATGCACACTGGAGCGCAGCAGTTTGCGTCTTTCGTGCAGTTCGCACCGTTTGGCGAGAATATCAAAGTTACGGAATGGTTCATTCCGTTCTCCGAACCGGTCAGATTCCGCCCTCGATTGGCGACGACGCTTCAACAGTTCGCTTCGTTCACTCAGTTCCAGATACGTCTGGACTCGTGGTTCGTGCCTTTCAACGAGCCAACTAGGTTCAGCAAACGACTTCCGCCAAGTTCGCAGCAATTCGCGTCGTTCGTTCAGTTCGCGCCGTTCTACGAAGCTGTTTCTGCGGATAGATGGTTCATTCCGTTCTCTGAACCTACGCGTTTCCGTCGACAATTGCCAACCTCTGAACAGTGGTTTGGACGCGGAATCGAATTTCCGCTTACCACGGTTCATTTGGTATTTGGGGCTTCGTTGCTAGGTGAAGCGTCTCTTGGTGGCCTGCCGACATCAAACTACAAAATGTTTTTGTCCGATAGAAAAAAGCGATTGATTTACACGGCTGAAATATCACCTTGGACAGTGTCAGACAGGAATTCGTAAATGGCGTTTGCTGATGAAGCTTTTGGCGAACGTCCGTTTTCGTCGCTTCGCCTGACAACTGCAACGTTGTTGGGCGAAGGCAACTTGAACGTCTCGCGTGAGTTCAGAATTTTTTCTGCTACCGAAGAATACGTGACGCTGCCGAATGACTCTCTTCCAACTCAGCCGTTCTTCGGAACGCTCGTGCAGCCGATCAGCTTCACTAGATCATTGTTGGGTTCCGACATCATCGGAAACTATACCACAGGAACTGGGGAGCTTGATCTTGCCAACACCGATGGCGGTTACGACTTCCTCATTCAACGGTTTGCGATCGATGGAAGAGGCATAACCGTCAAAGTCGGGACTCCCGGAGATTCCTACGACAATTTTTACACTGTGTTTGATGGAGTTGCATCGGACTGGACGGTACAGGAAGACATAGTAAAAATTACTCTTGTAGACAACAGCTACAAGCTAGCCGTCACGGTGCAACCAAATCTTTACGGCGGTACTGGTGGTGTAGATGGAACGACAGACCTTGTTGGAAAACGGAAGCCACGGTCGTTCGGCTTTGTGAAGAACGTAAGCCCGCCGCTGGTTATTCCTTCGTCTCTTGTCTACCAAGTAAACGACGGCCCGGTTTCCAGCATAGGTACCGTTTACGATCGGGGAGTCGCGCTTACACCATCCAGCAACTATGCCACAGTTGCACTATTAGTTGCCGCGACTATTCCGGCAGGTAATTATGCTACTTGCAACGCTCTCGGATTCTTTCGCCTCAACTCTTCGCCAACAGGCACTGTAACAGCAGACTTAAGCGGCGACATCTCCGGCGGTACATTTGTTTCTAAAACGTCTGACATTGTCCGGCGCATAATCGGCACGACATCAAGTATCTCAGACCCTAACGACCTGTACTTGCCGTCGTTCACTCAGGTTGCAGCCCTACAACCGGCCAGTGTTGGTTATTGGGTCGGTCCCGACGATACAAACACCGTTGCAGACGTTCTGTCAGATTTGATGGGTGGCATAGGCGGTTGGGCTGGGTTCAGGCGAAATGGCAAACTTGAAGTTGGAATATTCCAAGTCCCTACAGGACTCGTTCCGTCCGATCATTACGACAAAACAGATGTAATACAAATCAAAAGAGAAGCGCTTCCTTCGTCTCTAACCCCGCCGCCTTATCGATTTCGTGTAGCCTATCAGCACAATTGGACGGTGCAAACAGACGTTGCAGGTGCGGTATCCGCTACGCAAAAAAGCTTCTTGGCGCAAGCCGACAGGTACGCGGAATCAACTAACACCACAGTCTTGTTAGATCATCCGTTCGCGCGTGACCGTAACCCGACCAAGAGCTTTTTCAACAGTCAGACGGACGCGCAGACGGAGTCAGACAGACTTTTGGCTTTGTATAAAGGGTCTAATGCTCTTTACCGTATCACTCTCGGTGTAGAACCATTTGCTTTGGATTTGGGCGACGTAATCAACGTCACTTACCCAAGGTGGGATTTGACGGTCGGAAGAAATCTGCGAATCGTAGAGATGACAGAGAATGCACAAAGTAACACAATTGAAGTGGTTGGATTTGGATAATGGCTAATGCGTGCATTGCTTATACGAACTTGGCGGACACGGCTGTAACCATCACGGCCGGTTCACAGTCGCTTCTTCTGCCTGTCTCTAATATTCAGGTTCCGCACGTCGCGCGGAAGTGGCGCAGCCTCCCAAGTATCGGCAGTAACGACTTCATTCTGTTGGATTACGGTACCTCCATCAGCATGGATACGTTTGCTGTGATGGGAATCAATGGCAACGCCATCAGATATCGTCTTTCGAATACCGATCCGACCGCAGCGACTGCGGAAGTATATGACTCTGGTGTCCTTACCGTCGATCAATCCTACATGTCTTCGATTGTGATTTTGCCGAGTCCGTTATCGGCAAGATATATGAGTATCACGGTTGCTAATAAGACCGCAGCTAATTTGTACGTTGAGGTTGGCAGGGTTTTTGTGGGATTGAAAACTCAATTCTCGTACAACTATGTCAAAGGATGGCAGCGGACTTGGACTGACCTTAGCAATAAATCAAAGACACGCGGCGGCCAGACCCAGATTTTTAATAACGCGGTGTACCGAACGTACGACGTTACGTTTGATTTTCTAAGCCAGTCTGACCGTGACGGATTTGTGGAAAATATTGACAGAGTGAACGCGCAAAAAACTGACGTTCTGTTTATCGGCAACCCGGCAAGCAGCAACATTTCACGTGATTCCGTATGGGGACTCATGACGACTCTCACCCCCGTTGTTCAGCAGTACGTCGGCATTTATTCGAAACAGTATATAATTGAAGAAAGACTGTAATGGCGTTTGTGATTAAGGACCGTGCCCGCGAGTCAACAACGACAACGGGCACCGGAGCTATTGCTTTGGCCGGTGCGGTTGGCGGCTATCGTAGTTTCGCAAGCGTAATGTCGATTGGCGATCAAACGTATTACGCAATTGTGTTGCCCGGTGGAGCTTGGGAGACCGGAGTCGGAACTTATTCAGCCGCGAACACGTTGACTAGAACCGTTATTCTGGATTCGTCTAATGCTGGCGCTGCTGTCTCTTTCGTCGCTGGCACCAAAGACATTTTTATGTGTATGCCAGCCTCACGGTCTCCACCGTTCCAAGCAGGAACGCTGATGCTGTTTCAACAAACGTCGGCACCTATCTTGTGGACCAAGCAAACCACGCACAACGACAAGGCGCTGCGGGTTGTATCGGGAACGGCTAGCTCTGGCGGAACGAACGCGTTCAGCGCAATGCTGAACTCAACGCAGACGGTAGCTAATACGACCATCACTGTGGCAACGATGCCATCACATAGTCACAGCACGAACGCGACGCTGCAGAGTTCCAACCAATCTGATTTGACTCCCGGTTCTATCAACAGTGCCAACGGTACCGCGACCGTTTTTGCAAACGGTAGCGACGGCCCGCATAACCATACATTCAATCTCGCTATACAGTATGTCGATCTGATTATCTGCTCAAAGGACGCCTAAATGAAAGTTACGATTGTAGCCGTTGACGGTCGCGTTTCCGTTAACGGTTTTTCGGAAGACATTGATTGTTCGTCGTTGCCGGAAGATATCAGCGTGATTCAATGGTACGGCACGTTCGGTGAAATCGAGTATCATACTGATCTAGAGACGGGCCAGCGGAAGCACAATGAATCAATCACGGACTTTGCGCCGTACAAACATTTGCTTGACGCGTGGGAGGTAAAATCGCGTGCTACCTGACAAAAAAGTAAAGTGTCCTTACACAGGGTTCACCAAGACGTGCTTCGATGGAGTGACCAAACATAACTGCCCGAAGTGGATTCATATCATGGGCAGTGATCCCAATACCGGTGAGTCCGTCAATCGTTACGCTTGCTCTGATTCATGGATGCCAATGTTGCTCATTGAAAACTCGCAACAGCAGCGACAAACAGGCGCAGCAGTCGAAAGCTTCCGCAACGAGATGATTAAGCTGAACAGCGGCCCGCAGTTATTGCTTCCCGCCTAGCGCATATCAAAATTGATTTTATAGCCGCCCCTCGTGGCGGCTTTTTTATTGGAAAAATATGTCTGACGTTACCGTGCCGTTGCCACCGGCCCAAAAGAACTGGCTCGTAGATGACGTGCATTGGGTGCTGTCGCACTCGTGGTCTCTGCGATTTGTATTCGGCGCGTTCGTACTGTCCGCGTTGGAAGTTGGTCTTCCCCTAATTCTCGGCTCTCCCGCCACGCCGCTGCAGAGCATCGTCTTTGCGGTCACGATCGGCCTTACCACGGGCGCTGCGTTCGTGGCTCGCTTGATCGCGCAGAAGAAAGAGGGTGTCAGTGAATAACGGTACTTTTAGCAAAGCCAAATCGTTAGGTGG